TTCTACCATCTTTTCAGCAATGGTGTAGATCTTACCTTTTAATTCATCATTCCAGATCTCACGATTCTCTTCGATGTAAGTGCGGAACAACTTAATCATACTTTCAGCATGCATTGTTTCATCAACGATAGACCATGTAACGATCTGTCCCATACCTTTCATCTTACCCATACGAGGAAAGTTTAGTAACATAATGAATGATGAAAACAGTTGCATACCTTCAGTGAAAGCAGAGAACACAGCAATGTGAGTGGCTGTTGATTCCTTTGTGCCATTCTTTGATGATAGATCCATTACGTAGTCATGCTTGTCACGCATCTCTTGATATTCACCAAACTCATTGTAAGTAGTTTCTGGGAGACCAAGTGTTTCAATCAAATGCGAGTATGCAGCCACATGTAGTGCTTCACGTGCAGCAAAGCCCATGAGCATCATGCGCACTTCTGGTTGTGGGAAGTATGGTAAGTAGTTACGAACATAACCACCAGCCACGTCAATGTCACCCTGTGTAAAGAAACGAAAGATGTGTGTAAGGAATTGTTTTTCTTCCTTACTCAATTTCTTTTTCCAATCTTTAACGTCTTCAAGCATTGGCACTTCAGTGTGAAGCCAATGCGATTGCTCATGCTTCAACCATGCATCATAAGCCCATGGATAGTTGAAGGGTTTAAAATAAGTACGATCATCCTGTAAATTGGATGTAACTTTCTTTAGCATATTACCAGTCCTTTAAGTTTGCACGAATATTCTCGAGTCCCTGCAGATCGGCAGGTAATTTTGGAGAGATATTTATACCAGTTAGTTTTTCTATTTCATCAATTGTGGTCACATACTTATCAAGTTCCTTTGGATCTAATTTTTGGTTAGGAAACAAGAAAGTGATTGCACGATTCTTGGTTGGGTCAATAACAATCTTCCACACATAGTCAGGAACGATTACATTATTGCCCATACGTTTTGCATTTGGTGTATTGATAACACCAGACACTACATAAACTTCGCCATAAGCATCTGCCCAGAAACGAGTGTATTCTTCAACATACTTCCAGATGCCACGATTGTTACCTGGATCTTGAGGTATCATATTGGTTAGGTAGAAAGATTCACTCATGGCTTGAGGCGAGTATGGGAAGTTTGCAGCTGGTGCCACATGCCCACGATCGTATCCAGATCCCTGATAGTCTTTCAGCGTAGAACGAAATTGTTGTGGCACTGTAGGATCTTCTCTAAAGTCATCCTTGCGTTTGTTACCACCAACTAGGTTTTGCTTTTTAATATGTTCAACAACAAAGATTGCTGTCTTGGTTTGGTAGCTGTAGTTAAGAGCATAACCAATTCGACAGATGTATTGATTGTTACCTTCTTGTGTTATCTGTGGTGCACCAAAGTATACATGTTGTGGACAGTTATCATCAATTGGATTAGCAAGCGATAGTGTTGCGTAGAATGCAATGAATATTGCTGCTATTGTTTTCATTCGTTCATTCTCCATTTGTTTTCTGGCAGTCCGTAATCCCACTTTGGATCCATCTCAACATTCCATCTAGTAGTGGCAACATTAAAATCTGGTATCTTCATTTCTTTAGGATTACTTGCTGGTTCTAAAATAACAACACGATTGTTTGGCTGTGCTGCAAATTGTCCATTGTCGCACTTGATAAAGTTAAAGGACTTATGATCCTCAACGTCTTCACTGTGTCCACAATCAAGGATGTTAAAATCTGGATGAGAAGAATCCACAGTAAAAAGATATTCACCTTCTAACCATGAACCATCTTTCATCTTAATTTTACATCTCATGTTTGCTATCATTGCTTTTTTAATTACAGTGATATCATAAGACATGCTGTTCCATAATTGCAAAAAGTCTAGTGGATAAGGATCGCCCTCAATCGGTTTCCAGCAGTAAGCATGTAAGGGAAGTTTATCATATAACGCACCATATTGATTCAAGTACGATTCAATACGGAATGCCTGACTGCGTTGAGACTTTATCGAGATCCACCAGCAGGGTTCAAGTTCCCCATGACCTTTCTCAAAGTCATAAAGAAACTCTCTGCGAACAAAACATTTTACTGGTGGGAGATTTGCTACGATGTGTGCCATGTTATCCCTCGCATGCTATACACACATTGTCATCTTGAGCAAGCGCAGTAAGATCAATCTCTTTAATTACCTGACGCTCGATACGTTTTGCTACCTTGTCTGCTTTACCAATCTTTTCTGAACGGCAGTAATACAAAGTTTTCAATCCTGTCTTCCATGCCATAAAGTGAACAGCATGTAAGTACTTGATGTTGGTGTCTGGTCTAAAGAACAGATTCAACGATTGCGCTTGGTCGATATATTCTTGTCTATCGGCAGCATGTTGAATGAGCCAACGCTGGTCAATTTCCATAGATGTCTTGAACACATCTTTCTCCCAGTCTCCCAACCAATCGAGGTGCTGAACGCTACCATCATTCGCAATAATGGAAGACCAAGTGTCGTTGTAGTCATTTTGGTTAATTTCACCTGCTTTACCTGATAGATGTTCAATGATAACTTTATCAAGCCACTTGTTTTTATTTAAGTGAGCACCTGAAAGAGTGTCTTGGCGATAAGCGTTAGCCCTATAAGGTTCAATACTAGGAGAGGTATTGCCCATAAGAATGGAAGAACTAGCATTGGGAGCAATTGCCATGAGATGGCTGAAACGATTACCAGTACCTTCAGCATCAGGTGCTTCACCTCTTGTAATTCCCAACTCCGTGTTCGCCTCATCTAATCTTTCTCTAATGTGTTTAAAGATTTGTTTGTTTCTTCCCGTGGCCATGGCTGATTCCCATGGGATGTTGTTTCGTTGTAGATAAGCATGCCAACCCAAAGCACCGATGCCAATGCTGCGCTCACGACTGGCAGAATACCTTGCACGTTCAATGGTGGTAGGAGCATGAAGAATAAAATACTCCAAAACATTATCCAACATTTCAGCGACATCACCAAGAAAATTAGGATCTTCTCTCCACTCATCATAGTACTCCAAATTTAGCGAAGACAAACAACATACAGCAGTACGCTTTTCGTTTGTTGGTAGAATAATTTCCGAACACAGATTGGATTGATGAATCTTTAATCCTCTGTCCTTTAACCATTTAGGCATCTTCTCATTGCTGGTATCAATAAAGTGAAGATAAGGTTCACCAGTTTGCATGCGCAGTTCAATAATCTTTTGCCACAGTTCACGTGCTGATACTACTTCACGAATCTCTCCACTGTGTGGATCTTTTAATTCCCAGCTGTCATCAAGTTCTGGATCCAGCATAGCCTTTTCAATGATCTCCATAAAGCGATCTGGAATGTTAATGCCATGATGTAAATTTAGGGTTCTTAAGTTTTGGTCGCCTGTTGGCTTGCGCATCTCAAGAAAATTAATAATATCGGGATGATCAATAGACAAGTAAGCAGCATAACTACCACGACGAGTCCTACCTTGTCTATAAGCGAGAGATGATGCGTCATACATCTTAAGGTGAGGCATAACTCCCGTAGATTTGTCATCAGCCGAACGAATGCCGAACCCAATGCCGACACCGCCTCCCAACATTGAGAGCCAATTTGTTTCAGATAAGTTTTCAACTAATCCCTCCGCTGTGTCTTCAATAAAGTTAAGAAAGCATGAAATGGGTAGCCCACGACGAGAACGACCAAAAGAAAGAATTGGAGTACTATAACTGAGCCAATGATTACTGGCGTAATCGTACAACCGCTGAGCATGTTCAGGGTTACTTCCGAAAGTGCTTGATACGAATGCGAATCTTTCTTGTGGACTTTGCTCATCATCTTTCATGTAACTTTCTTTAAGTCTAATTCTACCCAACTCATCAAACAGTGCATCCTTACTGTAGTCAACTTTAATCCCGTGCACGATGTCTTGCATATTTCTTCCATTCTTGTTATTCTGATATGAATTCGCTGGCCATGGGAAATATTTCCGCTATGACTCGGGCGCATTCAATTGCTATTAGTTGATGTTCTTTTTGGGTTCCATTGGCACTACGTAATTCAATGAAATGCACCCAACTTCTTAATGTACCATTCATATAAAGTCTAGACACTGTTAGTCCTTCTGGTAACACTGCCCTTGCTTGTTCTTTTGCGATACCTTGTTCAATCGCCCACTCATATGCACTCTTGGCAACTTCGAGGACACGTTTTTGTTGTGTCTCCCAAAATGCTTGTAGTGCTAGGTTTTCAGCTACAATACTATTTTGACGATTCTTTGGGTCTTGAAGTCGTGCTTCTCTAAGAACAAAGGATAAGTCTTTAGTTGGGTCTGCGTATCGTTGACTGAATTCTTGAAACGAAAAAGAGCGATGGCGCAACATCTGCCTTGCGATGTCACGTGTGGTTTCGATCTCTAAGCATGCACTTACCATCTCTAGCGGAGACCAGTGTTGATGCTTGATTAAGTATCGAATTAACTTTTCTGTTGTATCTGTGTTGAGTTGATTGCTTGGGTTGCTGACTCGGGCGCAATAACCAATTAGCTCTTGAACGTCCGACAACCCATCATTTTCTAATTCACTGGAGGCTTTGCTATAACTTACTAATCTTACTTTCAACATTTTCTCCAATTAATAAACTTCAACTGTGCTTCCATTCCTTGGAAGGTGTTTGTATTTATGATTTCTAAAACTTGCTCGATCTTACGACCAGCAAGCACCATTTCGTTAATGTCCTTTTCCTGAACAGTATCAGGGAACATACACACATTATACCCTTCTTCGATATACTTAGCAAGTTGTTTCACGATATCTTTGTTGCGTGGCTCATTATCCATGACAATCGTGCAATTTGTTTTGATCTTTTGTATGGTTGGAAGATCAAACGATGCGCCAGCAACTGCAATGCAATTAGGAAGGAATAGTGAGTCAATCTGACCCTCAACTACATACACATGTTTTCCGTAGTCAATTCTGTCTAAACCATATATTTTTTCTGCGTTTTCATCAAGTTTTACTGTATAATACTTTGG